CGTTGTATTCTTTGCGCTCACATCTCAGGGCTATCAAACACTGAGCATGAACGTGGCTGAACTTCGTAAATATATCGAACAACAGAACTCAGTGATCGCAGCCTATAAAGAATACTACAAAAACCAGCAGCCTAACCCAGAAAGTCAATAAAAGTCTTGACAATCTTCCTTGAGCTTATTATAATGAATCTATGTCTATTATCACTGATCACAAATATGCACAGATGATCTCGCACAAGCTTCTGCTGTTCAAGCGGAAGTCTGAGCGAGTTTACAATTTCCGCTGTCCTTTCTGTGGCGACTCACAGAAGAACAAATTGAAGGCTAGAGGCTACCTGTTCGAAAAGTCTGGTGGGCTCATTTACAAATGTCATAATTGCGATGTTGGCACTAATCTTGGTAAACTTATTGATCTCGTTGATCCTAGTCTGGCCAAGTCATACAGACTAGAATCCTACAAAGATCGTGTAGCAGCAAATACAGAATTGGATACGTTCATCATTCCAAAGACGGAAGTTGAACGTCCTCCGATTATTCTTGACGAGATGCTTTCGCGTCTCGATCAACTCCCTTCACATCACCGCGCAGTAGAATACGTCAAAGCCCGACAGATCCCAAAAGATCGTTGGAAGGATCTCTACTATGCGCGTGATTTCAAAGAACTCGAAACGTTGAATACAGCCTACGATGGTCGTTTGACTTCCGACGAACGTTTGGTTATTCCGTTTCGACGCGAGGATGGGTTACTCACCGGCGTTACTGGACGCGCCATGGGTAACTCATCCTTGCGCTATGTTACCATAAGAATCACTGACGACCCGTTGATCTACGGTCTTGATCGCGTAAAACGTGGCAAAACTATATACGTTGTGGAAGGTCCGATCGACAGTATGTTTCTTGATAATTCTATTGCAGCTGGTGGGACGGACTTTCAGCGTGCGCTATATAGCTTGAACGGTGAGAACGTCGTCCTTGTGTTCGACAATCAGCCGCGCAACAAACAAGTTGTGAAGCGTGTTGAGTCATTTGTTCAACGTGGATATACGATGGTAGTGTGGAACACAAGCTGGACTTATAAAGATATCAATGATGCTGTTTTGTCAGGACTTAGTGGTTCGCAGATCGAGCATCTACTAAATAAATCCACGTTCAAGGGCTTAGCCCTCAAACTGGCAATCCGAGACTGGAAAAAGTGTTGACGCAAACGCAACGTTTGCGAACGGAAAATTATTGTCTAATAAAAAGAAACGGAGTTATTCATGTCTAATTCTCTACCGACCCTCTATCAGCAGTTCATTCATCTTTCACGTTATTCAAGATTTTTGTGGGATCAGGGTCGCAGAGAAAGTTGGGAAGAAACAATCGGACGTTTCTTTGACTTCTTCGAATCACATCTGAAAGAACAGCACAACTACGATATCAAGGACTATCGTAAGGAACTTGAGCAAGCTGTTCTGTCGCAGAAGGTCATGCCTTCGATGCGTTGCGTCATGACTGCTGGTGAGGCATTGAAGCGCGAAAACGTTGCTGCTTATAACTGCTCGTATGTTGCTGTCAATAGTCCACGTTCGTTTGACGAGATTCTATACATCCTGATGAACGGAACTGGCGTCGGTTTCTCTGTCGAGTCAAAGGACGTAGAGCAGCTTCCAGTTATCGCAGAAGACTTCCATCCGTCAGACACAACCATTATGGTTGCAGACTCAAAGCTCGGTTGGGCTAAAGCTCTCAAGGAACTCATTCATCTTCTCTACTCTGGTCAGATTCCTCGTTGGGATCTATCCAAGATTCGCCCAGCAGGAACACCGCTCAAGACTTTCGGTGGTCGTGCATCTGGTCCAGAACCACTCGACGCTCTATTCAAGTTTTGTGTTGACGTATTCAAGAAGGCTTCTGGTCGTCGTCTAAACACATTGGAATGCCATGACATTGTATGTAAAATTGCTGATATTGTTGTTGTGGGTGGCGTTCGTCGTTCTGCTCTTATTTCTCTTTCAGATCTGAATGACGACCGTATGCGCACAGCTAAGTCTGGTCAGTGGTGGCTTGACGAATCACAACGTGCGCTTGCTAACAACTCCGCTATCTACAAAGAAAAGCCTGATATGGGTATTTTCATGGAAGAGTGGAAGTCGCTCTATGAATCAAAGTCTGGTGAGCGTGGTATCTTCAACAGAGCATCTGCTAAGGCTACTGTAGCAAAGCATGGTCGTCGCGATCCTAACTACGACTTCGGAACGAATCCTTGCTCTGAGATCATTCTCCGTGACAAGGAATTCTGTAATCTGTCAGAAGTTGTTATTCGTGAAACTGACACGATGGAAACTCTGAAGGAGAAGGTCTACTGGGCAACTATCCTAGGAACGTGGCAGTCAACTCTGACTAACTTCCGTTATCTATCTTCATCATGGAAGAAAAACTGCGAAGAAGAACGTCTACTCGGCGTTTCAATGACAGGTATTATGGACAATGACCTCACAAACGGAAAAGAACCAGGACTCGCAGAGCGTCTTGAAACACTCAGAAGAATCGCTGTCGAGACAAACAAAAAATTCGCTAAGGATATTGGCGTCCCCCAATCTGCTGCTGTCACTTGTGTTAAGCCCTCTGGCACTGTTAGCCAGCTTACTGATGCTGCTTCTGGTATTCATGCACGCCACAATCCATACTATATTAGAACTGTTCGTGCGGATAAGAAAGACCCTCTTGCGGCACTAATGATCGACGCTGGTGTTCCAGTTGAAGATTGCGTGATGCGTCCAAACAACGTCTATGTGTTCTCGTTCCCAATGAAGGCTCCAGAGAATGCTGTGTTCCGTCAGGATATGTCTGCTATTGAACAGCTGGAACTGTGGGTCACTTATCAGGATCACTGGTGTGAGCACAAACCATCTGTCACTATCTCCGTGAAGGAACATGAGTGGCTTGATGTTGGTGCTTGGGTCTATAATCACTTTGACAAGATGTCTGGTGTTTCGTTCCTTCCGTTCTCCGAGCATGTCTATAAGCAAGCTCCTTATCAGGATTGCTCGAAGGAAGAATACGAAGCGTTCGCTACTAAGATGCCCAAGAGTATTGACTGGAATAGACTCAAGGATTATGAGAAAACTGATACTACAACGGGAGCGCAAGAGCTTGCTTGTGTGGCTGGTGGATGCGAGATCTAACCGATGCCAGACAAAGAACTCACTTGCCCCTGTGGAGAATATGATTACGTTGTATGTTACGAGCGTCGCGGTAAAAAAGAAGATCCGTCGTTCTGTCCATTCTGCGGAGCCGACGGTGCTGCTGAAGGTCTAGAACTAGAGGATGATGACGAAGATGAATGACAGCCTCATAACTGTGAATGAAAAATATAACTACATCATAGATAAGATTGATAGCATTCGTGCTAACTTTCATCTCATCGCTGCAGAAGAACTAGAAGCAGCGATGACTGAACTAGAAAAACTAGAAGCTAATCTGAAACGACTGGAAGAGCAGTATCCAGAGGAGCTTTCTAGTTACACTATATAAGTTCATGGCAGATTATGATAATCCATGGACATTCGACGGAAAAGAGTTTACAAGTGAAGATATCGGGAACTCCTACGGGTTTGTGTATCTTATTACAACGCCGGAAGGCCAGAAGTATATCGGAAGAAAATACTTCTGGTCTATCCGTAAAGCCCGTGGAAAGAGTCGCCGCCAGCGATCCGAATCCGACTGGAAAACATACTATGGATCCAGTGAGCTACTCAAAGCTAAGATCAAAGATTCTGACAAGTCCCTCTTCAAGCGAGAAATAATTTCATTACATAGCACTAAAGGTCGTGTGAACTATGAAGAAGTGCGCGAACAGTTTGCGCATGAAGTATTAGAACGGGATGATTACATCAATGACAACATCAATGGCAAGTGGCACAGAAGCCCAGAACACATCAGAAGTAAATCAAGATTCTCTACCCTCGCATCTGGGCGGACATCTCAACAAGACACACAATGATCGCGGAACACTTTCGTTTTTGATTAGCGAATTCGGTATCAAGTCGTTCCTTGATATTGGTTGTGGTCCTGGCGGTATGGTCGCGCTCGCTCAGATGCGCGGTCTGGAAGCACTTGGTATCGACGGTGACTGGGAAGTAGAAAAAGAAAAGGATGCGCTGATTCTCATTCACGACTTCACCAATGGTCCTTGCTTCACCACGAAAGCTGAGTTTGATCTTGGTTGGTCAGTAGAGTTTCTTGAACACGTCGAAGAAAAGTATCAAGACAACTATATGCAAGCATTCGCTCGTTGTAAATATGTCGTAGCAACTGCTGCGCCTCCAGGCTATCCTGGACATCATCATGTGAATTGTCAGCCGCTAACATATTGGCGTGATGTATTTGATAAGTATGGTTTCGATTACGATAATGATGTAACGCAGCTTATTCGAACACAAAAGTCAACTATGCAAAAGCCATTCATGCAAACAACTGGTATGTTCTTTAGGAGACGATAATGGGTTACATTCCTAGTGATAATGTAGTAATCACACGCGCAGATCAAATCGCTTATGACGAAGGTCTGCGTCAGTTTATGCTTGGTGTCTATAATCATATGACATTAGCATTAGCTATCAGCGGTCTCGTTTCGCTTGGTATCTCGATGAGCCCAGAACTTATGGCTAGTATCTGGGGAACACCGTTCAAGTGGGTTGCAATTTTCCTTCCTGTTGTTTTGTCTTTCGGTATTCCTTTTGTCTTTGATAAGATAACAGTTAGACAGGCTCAGATTGCGATGGGTGTGTTTGCCGCAGCGATGGGACTTAGCCTAAGTTCTATCTTTATGATTTTCAAGCTCGGTAGTATTGCTCAGGTATTCTTCATTACCGCAGCCACATTTGGCGCTGCTTCGCTCTATGGCTATACTACAAAAAAAGACTTGACAACCTTCGGTTCATTCCTTATAATGGGAGTCATTGGTCTTGTTATCGCTGGGCTCGTAAATCTGTTTCTTCAGAGTTCGATTTTAGCCTTTGTCATTAGCTGTATCTCTGTTCTTATCTTTACTGGTCTAACAGCTTATGATACTCAGCAACTCAAAACAACTTATGACTTCACGACAGAAGATGAACGTGAGAAAGCAGGTATCTATGGTGCTCTTCAGCTTTATCTCGACTTCATCAATATCTTTGTGAGCTTGCTCCAACTAATCGGAGATAGAAAAAATGATTGAGCCTATCCGCATCTTTGTAGGAACTTCTGCGAACAATGAAGACGCTGAAGCAGAAATGGTGCTCGAATATACGCTCCGCAAGAATACAACTCTTCCACTCGATATCACTTGGATGCGTCAGTCACGGGATGAGTCTAGTATATGGGGTGGTTGGCAGACTCAACGCTGGTCGACGCCTTTTAGCGGATTCCGTTGGGCGATTCCAGAGGCGTGTGGATTTCATGGTCGCGCCATTTACATGGATGTGGACCAACTCAATCTCAAGGATATTGCTGAGCTGTATTGCATTGATATGCAAGGTAAGCCTCTTGCTGCTCGCCGTGGCGCTCGTTTTGGAGGTCATGAGTTTTGTGTTATCCTCTTTGACTGCGAACTGATGGGTAATCTACTTTCACCTGTTTCAAGAATGAAACCTAATCCAGACGCGCATCACAGATACATCAATATGTTTAGCGGAAGCGATCATGTCCTCGATCTTGATCCGCGCTGGAACTGTCATGACGGTGATGGTCGCACCATTGACGATATCTGGCATCTGCACTATACTGAAATGGCTACACAACCGTGGAAGCCTGCTTGGTTCACTGGTGAAGGTCGCGAGCATCCGCGTCAGGATTTGGTGAAGCTCTGGCATGATACGAGAGCTGAAGCTGTGTTGAATGGATGGACTCCTAATCTACATAATGATACGTTCGGTTCCTATAGCATCATTGGACGATAAATGAAACTCTTTGCATCATGCGATTCTGGATATCTTCGCGCGCACGCGCCTGCTCTGGTTGCAAGTGCTGCGTGTGCCGAAACCTCGATTCATCTTCACGTTATTGATCCGAAAGAAGAAGATCATCAATTCCTAGATCATCTTTCGTCTAGATATCATAGCATTGCAGGATGGCCACAGAGCGACTTCACACATTCGACAGCTCCTATGTGGATTCAGAATCCCGCCATTCGTCAAGATACTATTCGAACTCTGTATGCGACGGATCGTTTTCTTTCTGTTATGACACAGATGATTGCTCGTCCTGATCAGTATCTTATTATTGATACAGACTGTCTCATCATGAAGCCTATCAGCGAAAGCAGCTTGCATGGTGACGTTGGTTTGTTCTTGCGCGATCCACTGCCAGGAACTGTTGGATGGGAAGCTCAGGGAACTCGTTGTGCAGCTGGTGCAGTTTACTATTCGTCTCGCGCGATCGACTTTGCTCAAGCTGTTGCGAATCGTATTCGTCAGGGTCCTATCGCTTGGTTCTTAGATCAAGTTGCTATCAGCGAAACCTATGAAAACATGAAGGATCGTTACAACTATCAGTATTTCGATGCGAACTTCATGGATTGGGAGTTCAAGGAAGGAACTACAATCTGGACTGGTAAAGGCCCACGCAAGTATGATAATCCAACATACGTTGCTAAGAAGCAACATTTTGATAGGATGATGCGATGAAAGTAGCAATTCTATTTCCTCGTCTTGACGTCATGTTCAAGGAAGGTCCAGTTCCTGAAACGCGAGGTGAAATCCCGCCGATTCGTATTCCGTGGCAAACGATGGGGGATCGACTCCTTCATCGCCATCGCACGAAAGGTGATCAGGTCCAGTTCATTGAAAAGCCGCTCTGGCAGTTTACTCCAGAGTTCGTTGAGTCGCTAGACGCTGATATCGTTTACATTCCACATAAGTCTGTAGAGACATTCCCTGTTCGCGATAAGATCGTTCGCTACTATATGCAATCGGTTTTTCCTTGGCAGTTTTATATCGACTCCAAGGGATTCGCTGGTGGATCTTCTTGCTATCCGTTCTTGATTGACAAAGACCGAAACGTTCCAGCAAACAGCTTCTATTCTGAGATGCAAGTTAGAGCTGCGATGGGTGGAAGCAAGTTTGAGCAGCCTCCTTCGCAAAAGCTAAATCTACCTGAGGAGTATTTCTTCTTCCCGTGTCAGATTCCTCACGATGAAACGATTAAGTATCATTCGGATGTTTCTGTATTAGACGCTCTGGTTGCGACTTGTAGAGCCACCGAAAGACTAAATATACCACTAATCGTAAAGGGGCACCCTGTCAATCCTGGCAGCATGGCTAATCTTTATCAAGCGGCTAGTCAATTCAAACACGTTTTCTGGGTCGACAACGTATCAATTCACGACCTAATTCCCCAAGCAAAAGCAGTTATTGTAGTCAACTCTGGCACGGGCATGGAAACGATGTTACATAAAACGCCGATTGTTACATTTGGTAGATGTGAGTATGATTGTGTGAGTAATAGAGCTACGACTGATAACATCGTCGATATCCTAAGGGATCCTAAGTTCGACGAGAAAGCTGTTCGCGCATTCTTTGAAACATGGTATGAGTGGACTTACGATACACGAAGCAGTAAATCTTTCGAACGACTTTAGGAGACTAACATGGCATATTGGGGTTATCACTTAGTTCTCGACTGCGCAGAACTTGACAACGCAGCAATTACCAGCTATGATACTATCTACAATTTCACGAAGCGCCTTGTCAAAGATATCGACATGGTAGCCTATGGTGAACCCCAGATCGTAAACTTTGGATCTGGTAATAAGGCTGGATATACTCTCGTCCAGTTGATTGAAACGTCAAACATCTGCGCACACTTTGTTCCTGATGATGGCATGGGCGGTAATGCAATGTATCTCGACGTTTTCTCTTGCAAGGAATATGACGATCAGGTTGTTATCAATCTGGTCAAGGAATACTTTGGTGCGAAGTATGTTCGACCAAATTATCTAACAAGACAAGCATGAGGATTATAAGAATGATTGATATTGATGACGACTATGACAACTGGGAAGTAAAGCAGCATGCGCGTATCAGCAAGAAGCGCATCGGTTCTATCGTTCCCGCAGTAGTGTTCAAAACTCGTGTGCGCGATGATTCTATTGAAGGACCGAATCCATTTCGCTGGCAGGACGTGAACAGCTACGAATACTTTGGTGGCAAGCGCGTGATTGTGTTTTCACTTCCAGGCGCGTTTACACCAACCTGCTCAACAATGCAGCTTCCTGGCTTTGAGTCGATGTATGATGAGTTCAAACAGAAGCACGGTATCGACGAGGTCTATTGTATCTCAGTGAATGATTCGTTTGCTATGAACTGTTGGTCTAAGCAACAGAATATCAAGAACGTGAAGGTTATTCCTGACGGTAATAACGAATTCACATCTAAGATGCGTATGAGCGTTGATAAGAGTAATCTTGGTTTCGGTGATCGTAGCTGGCGCTATGCAATGATCGTCAACAACGGCACTATCGAAGCATGGTTTGAAGAACCAGGATTCATGAACAACTGCGAGGAAGATCCATACGGTGAGACTTCTCCAGAAAACATCATGAACTGGCTTGACAGCCAAGCTAAGTAAGAGTATAATGAAAAAAGATTGCGGGTATAACTCAGGGGTAGAGTGTCAGCCTTCCAAGCTGTTCGTCGCAGGTTCGAATCCTGTTGCCCGCTCCAAATTTCGTGACTGGCTAGAAATAGCTGTCGCGATCGCTATCTGCAATTGGATAGCACTTGTTGCAGGAATCGTCCTGTTAGTATATCATGTTATCTTTCAATAAGGAGTAAAAATGAAATATACACTCTCTGCGTTGGCACTTCTGGCGACTACCAGTCTCGCTGGTGCCGTCGATCTGCCTTCAGGAAAGGCGCAGCCGCAAGCACCAGCAAACTATGTAAAGGTTTGTGATGCTTATGGTCGCGGTTTCTTTTATATTCCAGGAACAGATTCCTGCCTGAAGGTAGGTGGTATGCTGCGTCAAGACGTAGCGTTCGTTCCTGCCGGTGATTCCTATAAGGTAACTGCTGGTGCTCGCGCTGTTGATAAGGCAGCTGCTGGTCAGAATACAGTCGGTTGGGAAACACGTGCTCGTATCGAACTCGATGCTCGCACACCAACAGATTACGGCACTGTTCAAAGTGCTATGGGTATTCGTTTCGGTCGTCGTTCAGGCGCTCTTGCTGACGTAGCACAACCAACTGGCGCTACTCAGTCAGGAACTGATACAACGCCTGTTATCGAGTATGCTTTCATTCGCTTCGCTGGCGTAACAGCTGGTGCTGCTCGTGATAACTTCTCGTTCATGCCTTCCGCAATCTATGCGGCTCAACATTGGTCGTCATTCATTATCAATCCTAAGCAGCTTGCTTATACAGCTATCCTCGGTGGTGGTCTGAGCGCAACGGTTGCTATTCAGGATGCTACTGATACAGCCATTGCTCCAGTTGATGCAGTCAATGCTTCTGCTGCTTATTATGCTCCCCAGAATGAAAAGAACATCAATCTCGTAGGTAATATCCGTTGGGATCAGCCTTGGGGTCAGGTTCAGGTTATGGGTGCTGGTCGTCAAGCACAGGTTGTTGATGCAACTGGTGCAGCTTATAACGAGTCGACGAACGTTTGGGCAGCTGGCGCTGGTGTAAAGATCAATACACCATTCACTGGTCATAAGAGCAATGCTCTTTGGTTGACAGGTGCTTATGCTGACGGTATGACTGAATACACTACAGCTTATACATCTAACAAGATGGCTAACTGGCGTCGTGAAGTCAACGGTTGGGTTATGAACAATCCTTCAATCGTTGCTTACTCAACTGGTCTTGAAACAGTAACGTCATGGAACGCTGCTGCTCTTTATCAGCACTGGTTGACTGACAAGTATCGTATCAATGCATTTGGTTCATACGGTCAGACAACTGCTCCAGAATCAGCTAAGGCTCTGGTGTGGGATGGTAAGAAGGGCTTTGGTGATTCGACTGTTTGGTCAGTTGGTTCAAACTTCGCCTGGATTCCTACACCAAACTTCGAGCTTGGTGTTGAAGGTATCTACTCAAGCGTAAAGCAGGACGTTCGTTATACTCTCGCTTCTTCAACAAACATTGTTAAGAGCGAAACAGATAACAACTGGACGATGCGTCTCCGCGCAGAACGTCGCTTCTGATGATCAGAGCCGCATACATAATTGCGGCTCTACTTTATCTAATAGCTGGACTGTTGCTCTGGTGGGCATTCGGTCCAGCTATTTTTTTGAACTATATAACAATGAGTTTCATTTGTTAGCCCACATAGCCCAACAGGCAGAGGCATGAGACTTAAAATCTCCAAAGTGTCAGTTCGAATCTGACTGTGGGCACCATAATCTATGATCACGTTTAGTCCTGATAAGTTCGGTTTCTATAGAGTAGGCGAAAGAACTACTTACAGCAAGTTTGAAGCAGTAGAGTGGTCTAGTGCTACGAACATTCCCGTTCAATGGGATTTCAATAATGACGTCTTCAGTAAAATTGACTGGAAGAAAGAACCAGAGACAGACCTCTGGGAAATGTATAAGCAACGAGCAAGACAGATCCGCGATGCGTATGATTATGTCGTATTATGGTATTCTGGCGGTTCTGATAGTCACAATCTACTTCTTGCCTGGATTGACGCTGGTCTCAAGATTGATGAAATAGCCACAACTTGGAACTATGAATCCACAGGCGACTATCAGAATCATTACAACGCTGAAATCACGAACGTTGTTCTTCCAGATATAAAGAAGCTACAAGACGCTGGACATGAGTTCAAGTTTCGTATCATTGATATCAGTCAGCACTGCATTGATCTTTTCGACACATGGAAGCTAGACTTCGAATACAACGTCAACTTTCACTTTTCACCTAACAACCCTGCTAGAAATTTGTTCCGCGAAAAGATCGAAGATTATAAGAACATAATCGCGTCAGGAAAGAAGCTGTGTTTCGTTTGGGGTAAAGAGAAACCTTCGCTTATCAACTTCAACGGCAAACACTACTTCAGGTTCACTGATAACATTGATAACTGTGTCGGTCCTCATGTTCAGCGAAACTACTATCGTGGATGGTATGACGAACTGTTCTATTGGACTCCAGACTTTCCTCTACTACCAGTAAAGCAAGCACACGTCCTCAATAACTTCATTAAGCATTGTGACGATTCTCGTTTATTTGAACCAATCGTAGATGGAGGATATCAACCGAACGGTATCTCTAATCGTTTCAATATGCACTTGCGTGATCCATATGTCAAGAGCATTCTGTATCCAAAGTGGTCTAACGATATTTTCTGTAATGGTAAGACTGCTTCGTTTACATACAGCGCACGCGATAAATGGTTCCTTACGAGCAATCTGGACGATACGAAACGATATATAGATATTACGAACGCCTACTTTGCTAAAGTAGATCCAACAAACTCTACTAGCCGTAGGAACATTACTCCTCACTATAGCCCGAACTATTGGATTGAATGATGTATTCTGAATCACATGCAAGGTCAGTTGCTAAAACTCTAACGGTTCGCGTTTGCTTTACGCTGAGCCATATCCTGAATGGATTCATTGTGACTGGATCATGGATGACTGGCGTCACTATCGCGAGTTTCGCGGTGCTGATCAACATGTTTCTTTTCTGGGGACATGAGCGCATATGGAACTGGTTTCAGTGGAATCGTAAACCGAAAGATAATCTGTTCTTTGTTGACGGTCATCCTCGCACTATTTCTAAGTCCGTTACTTGGCGTGCAATCATCACTTTCAATAACTTCATGATTCCGTTCCTGACGACTGGATCATGGAAAGCTGCTCTTGCGTTTCTAACTGTAGCAACGTTCTTGAACATCGCAGTATATTACCTTCACGAGCGCGCATGGAATCTAATCAAATGGGGTAAACATGAACTTCACTAAAGATACATTCTGCACTATGCCTTGGTCGTCGATCCTGATTCTTCCATCAGGCGACTTCAAGATCTGTTGCTTCACTGGTCATACGCTCCCTAGTGGCGGTGACTCACACGGTATTGCGTTCGACGAAGAAGGTAATACGATGAACGTTCTCACGCATTCTATCAAGGATGCCATGAACTCAGTGTTCCATAAAGAGATCCGCGCAGCACAAGCTAAAGGCGAGCGCCATATCGCTTGTAAAGTATGCTGGGATCGTGATGACGCAGCAAAGCGTCAGGGTGTTCGTTCTACTTCATTGCGTGTGATTCGCACGTTCGATCAAAACGTCGAAGGTGCTGATCGCTATAATCCAGAGCGCAATCGAGTTGGTGGTCAACCGATGATTGGTTCTGCAATTCCAGAAAACGCGACAGAATGGTTGATTGATCCAAACACTGGATCCATGAAAGATATTATGCCTATCTCGCTGGATATTCGATTCAGCAATCTATGCAATGCAAAGTGCATTATGTGTGAACCACTCTACTCAACTCTGTGGTATGAAGATCATGAAAGAGTATTCGGCACTCCATATTTCAACAGCGGACTGAAAAAGTATAACATCATCAAAACGCCTAAGGTTACAGGCGGTCATACGTTCTCATCCGATATGCCTGAGTGGCGCGATGATCCACGTTGGTGGAAACAGCTTGACGAGCTCGCGCCCCATCTCCAGCACATCTATATCACAGGTGGTGAACCATTCCTTCAGCCGCAGCACGATGTGTTCTTGGATAAGTTGATCGACGGTGGATACGCTAAGAATATCGTTCTCGAATACGATACGAATCTCAGCGTCATGAATAAAAAGATTCTTGAGCGTCTGTCGAAGTTCAAGGATATCATTTTGCGTATCTCGACTGATGACGTTGGTCCGCAGTATGAGCTTATCCGTCATCCGCTGAAGTTCGACACTCTACTCAAGAATATGAGTTTGCTGAAGGACTATGGTCTGGATAAGAAGATCGACACGATCACGACTTGCATCGGTATCTACTCGATGTATGCTCCGATGAGAATGTATGAAACGTTCGCGCCGATGGGATACGATAGATATTTCATTCGCATTCTTCGTTCACCTAAAGCTGTCGATATGGCATATCTGCCTCGCAAGATCAAAGAGAAGGTGATCAACGATTACGATGGGTCTAACTTCCTTCCACATTTCCATAAGACGCACGTCGCTGGTTATTTGAAGAACAATTTTGATCTGGTGGACGACGAGCAAGCGAAGCAGCATATGAACTCATTTGTTCGATACATGGAAGGACTGGATAAGATTCGCGGAACCGACTGGAAAGCGACCTTCCCTGAAATCGTCGATTTGCTAAAGTTAGCCTACTAATCATTACGGAGCCGTTTTTATCGGGGAGGGGGCTTGTAAATCATCCCCCTCCCCTTTATTATGAGACTATGGGGTTCTCCCCTCCCCTAGCCACCCGGCTAGGGGCCCCTCTGCTATAAGGTAAAGCTCATGGACTTGGCCTCCATTTATCGCGATTTTCAAGCCCTCGAAACCGTAACGGAAAAAGTTACGTTCCTTAAATCCCTCGAAACTCTGGGGCTTCCCTACGATATCAATTACGAAGCGCTCATTCGCGCTTGGGAACGTAACCAATAAAGTTACAAAAAAGTTCAAAAAAAGTGCTTTAGGGGGCTTGTAAATAGCCCCCTATCGTGATAGAATGATAATATAAGTTCGGTTCAAGGAGTTCGTCACCGTGTCCAGTCTCGATATCGCTCTCACCCTCTCACCTCTCGCGGTTCTCTGGGTCGTTATGCTCATCGGGTTCGGTGTCGTCCACTATCTTGACAATCGGGCTTGACAATCAGCTGCTCGTCAGCTATGATGATTATGTAAGTGAAAGGAAGTCACATGAAAGTTCAGTATGTTATCTCTGCTCTCAAAGCTGGTAAGAACAAGTTCACTGTTTCTCAGCTGACCGATATCATCCGCGCTGATGCGGGTGACGCTGCTCTCGCTCGTCGCACTCGTCGTGCGTTGTTCGTCGCTCGCAAAGCTGGTATCGTTCTCGAACCGATTCGCGATGGTGGTAAAGCTGTGACTGCGTATCAACTTCAGGGTTCTCTCCCCGACGTTGCGGTCGCTGCTCCCCGCAAAGCATCTCGCGCTCGCACTAAGACCGTGACCGCGAAGACGATCTCGAAGGAAGTTGCTGCGATCGTTGCTAAGAACAAAGCACCGTCGAAGAAGACTGATGCGGAAGTCAAAGCGAAGAATCTCGCTACGATGAAAGCTGTTCACGCGAAGGTGAATCAGGACGTTCATCCCGTCACCAAGCGCAAGCTGACCGACGAGCAGAAGTCTGTTCGCGCTGAGTTTGAGCGAATGGAACGTGAAGCAGAGCTTGAGGAAGCTCGTCGTGAGGAACGCGCTGCTCTTCGCGCGAACGCACCTGCGTATCTGTTCAAAGAGTCTTATTCTGAGTAAGAGCTTGGTTTAACAGTGACACAGGGGGCTTGTCAATCCCCGCTCCCTGTGTTATCATTAAGCCAAGATGAAAGGAAGTTCGTGATGATCAAGTTGTCCAAGGCTTCTAAAATGCCTGCTAAGTCGTGGTCGTTGCAAGCTCGCAAGACGTGTCCTGGGTCTATTGATCCTGCGACAAAGCTCCCCGTGGACGTCTGCGCTGGTTGCTACGCAGCTGAGGGTTTCTACATGATGCCTGACGCGATCAAAGTCCGTGAGCACAATCGTGAGGACTGGAAGCGGGCTGAGTGGGTCGATGATATGGTTGCTGAGTTGAAGCGCCAGAAGTTCTTCCGCTGGTTCGATTCGGGTGACGTATATCATCCCGCTCTTGCGTTCAAGATCTTTCTGGTCATGCAGAAGACTCCGCATGTTCGTCACTGGTTGCCGACGAAGTCCTACAAGATCGCGCGCATCCGTGCGGTTCTCGAGCGTATGAAGTCGCTCCCGAACGTTGCTGTTCGTTACTCTTCCGATTCTATGGTCGGTGAGTTCGACAATGATCACGGTTCGACTGTGATCCCGTTCGCTGACTCGGAAACGAAGGCGAGCAAGGTCTGTGATGCGTATGAGCGTTCTGGCAAGTGCGGTGACTGCCGTGCGTGCTGGAGCAAGGAAGTTGCGGTCGTTGCGTATCCTGCGCACGGTCGTCGTATGGGTAAACTGGTGAAGGAACTCGCAGCATGAAGTATATCGCCAAACCATATCTGAATAAGAACACTGGAATGAAAGAGTTCGACGACATCAAGCTGGCGGTGAAGTATCTCGAAGACTTCACTGGATACAAGATGGATTTCGTCAGGGATCGAAAGACCAAGGAGAAGACTTATGACTGGGAACTCTGCGGTAAACTTATCCGCGTCAAAACGTAATCCAATGGCGCGTGAAGTGCGCCAATCTAAGTTTCGTTTGCGTGTAGTTCGTTCGCGCAAGCTATATAAGCGGAAAGGTCGCGTAGCTCAGCTGGATAGAGCATCAGACTTCTAATCTGAGGGTCGATGGTTCGAATCCATCCGCGATCGCCACTTGACAATGGAGCCGAATCATGGTAGTATATACAGTGATCGCCTTCTGGCGGGACTCATGGGAGTTCGTAGGCGTATATCACACTCGTGAAGCAGCTGAAGCTGCTGGCGTGGCTTATGTTGGACGCTCCGATTGGGGCTTTGATGTTCATGAAGCGGAGTTACAGTGATGACTAAGGTTGTTTACAGCGCATGCTTCGGTGGCTTTGGGCTTTCTGCTGCAGCGATGAGACGCTATGCAGAACTCAAGGGCTATACCATTGCTTCAGAGCATGGATATCACTATGTTCTTGACGAAACTGGCAAGAGATTTTCTGACGATGACATTCGTCGTGATGATCCTTTCCTTGTGCAAGTTGTAGAAGAACTCGGTGAAGAAGCAAACACAAGATTTTCTGATTTACGCATCAGAGATCTTCCTGACGGGACTAAATATCGTATCGAAGAATATGACGGAAATGAATCCGTCTGCACCTTCGACGAATATGATTGGAGTGTAGCATGAAACGAATTATGGCAGTCTCAGTTCTCGCGCTTGGTCTCGCAGGCTGCAACGCGACTGTGTATGATACTGGTTATCGTCGTCCGTATCCCGTGATCGATCTCCAGACTCCTGCTCCAGTCTATGTTGCTCCGCGACCATACTACGAGTCGCGTCCCTACTATGCTCCACGACCCGCATACAATCCGTATGTGTATCGTGCGCCTGCGCATCGTTGTGCGATCGTAGAACGTCATACGCCGTATGGCATTCGTCGAGAACGAGTCTGCCGCTAAGGACTCTTAGCTCAGTTGGTTAGAGCAGCGAGCTTTTAACTCGAAGGTCCTGAGTTCGAATCTCAGAGAGTTCACCAATTCCCTCCGATAGCTCAAAGGTAGAGCAGGCGGTTGATAACCGTCAGACCGAGGATCGTTACCTCGTCGGAGGACCATTCATGGAGCGTTCGTCTATCGGTTTAGGACACTAGCCTTTCACGCTGGAGAGAGGGGTTCGATTCCCCTACGCTCTACCAAAAAAAGAACTTGACAACTAAGAAACAATGAAGTATGATACTAAATATGGTGATTCGCTGTTTGACAATCTAATCTGGTAGGAACAACGAAAGTTGTTTCTTCATAGACACACCAGTGGGTGAGAGTCCCACCTGCACCTTGATCCGTGTGGTTCGCACTATGGTTTGGTGTGTCTTTGTAGAAACAACTTGTTCGGTGTGGTGTTATGGAAAATCTCAGTGTTCCTGGGTAAGTGCACAGCCTATAGATCCCTCTGTCCTGCAGGCACGGACTAAGCTGAGTTGTAGTTGAAATAGGAGTCATGACCTGAAATAAGACTACAGAGTAAAGCAAACGATACGGCGGTTTATTCGTATCCATAACATAACATCACTCCAAACAAGTTTTTCTACGTTATAAAATGACTATGAGCATTTGCTAATGTTAGCCGTTTTATAACACATACGGAGATTAGCGCAGTCTGGTAGCGCATCTGCTTTGGGAGCAGAGGGTCGTAGGTTCGAATCCTGCATCTCCGACCATTTAGGAACTATGGCGTAGGTATTGAAAGAGATACATAGAGCATAGTTGAAAAGAAGATCGACGGACGTATCTTCTCCTAATCTAATGGACCGTAGGAATGACAGTTAACTGTCAGGTAGTCGGATAAAACTTGCTGAGTGGTTTCAGCAAGTTCCGAGCCACCTACGCCTCTCATCTTCGCACTAACCAGCGAAGAGCGTGTGGAGAGGGCGCTGTATGGGGACAGCAGGAGAGCGTGTGATCCACGCACCCCAATTTATCAACGCTAATTCGATACGTCGATTAGCACCTCCAGCTTCAGGGTTGGAGATCTATACGGAAGGGTGACCGAGCGGTTTAAGGTTCTAGTCTTGAAAACTAGCGAGCGTGAAAGCGTTCCGTGGGTTCGAATCCCACTCCTTCCTCCATATATGCGGGATTAGCTCAGTGGTAGTAGCGTCTGCTTTACACGCAGAATGTCGGGAGTTCGACCCTCTCATCCCGCACCAGTTTGGCGCTGTAGAAAGCCCATCAGAGGTCAGAGAGACCTTCAGTCTAACCAATACGGGCTGAGAACTTCTCACAGAATTTGGTTGCTGGACTACTATCCATCGGTTTCTAGATCTGATGGTGTGCTTACCAGTAGAGGATCCCGACACCTCTATAAAAACGCGGAGGAATTTGGACTGTTAGCTCAGTTGGTAGAGCAGGTGACTCTTAATCACTTGGTCGGGGGTTCGAATCCCTCACAGTCTACCATAGTTTATTTCCCGATAGCTCAGTTGGTAGAGCGTCTGACTGTTAATCAGAATGTCCGTGGTTCGAGCCCACGTCGGGGAGCCAATTCGGGGGTATAGCTCAGTTGGGAGAGCGTCTGCTTTGCAAGCAGAATGTCGGCGGTTCGATCCCGTCTACCTCCACCAGAACGGTTGGTCGCGGTAAATAGACCCGCGAGGAGTCACGGTCAGCTCCTCATTCAGTTTCGCTGGTTTAGCTCAGTTGGTAGAGCAGTTGATTTGTAATCATCAGGTCGCGAGTTCGATTCTTGCAACCAGCACCATAGTGTCGGGGTGGAGCAGTAGTAGCTCGCTTGGCTCATAACCAAGAGGTCGGAGGTGCGATTCCTTCCCCCGCAACCAATTCGCAAGGTTGGGATCTTGCGATATCGCCGATCATGTTAACAGCTCGCTGCGGCCATGATTGGATATAGTGACTAGCCACTGAAGTCTAGATGAGCAGCCGTCTTATCCCGTTTGAACCTGTCACGCGAAAAGGTGACGCTGGATGGCAGTAACCAGCAATGATTATTCACGGATACACTCGGTCTTGTTCACAGGATTGCAGCCTACGGGAAGTCGCATGTGGTGTATCTCTGAATGGTCATTGGCTCGTTAGTTCAGTTGGTTAGAACGCTAGCCTGTCACGCTAGAGGTCAGGGATTCGAGTTCCCTACGAGTCGCCATTGGGGATTAGTTCAGTTGGTAGAACGCCAGACTCTGAATCTGGATGTCCGAGGTTCGAGTCCTTGATCCCCAGCCAATTTGAGGTTTGTTATGTCACACAAAGCAAGACGTAGACCGTCATGGAAAAAACGAAAGTCTAAATATTTTGATAGACTCAAGAATGAATTGGTTGATCGTCTTGCTTTAGAAATTCGCAAAGAAATCGACAAAGAAATTCTAAGGTGCCTGAGCAAGACGGTAATGCGCGGGACTGCAAATCCTTGAGAACCCAGTTCGACTCTGGGAGGCACCTCCAACATTTGGTCAGTTAGCTCAGCTGAATAGAGCATCGCGCTACGAACGCGAAGGTCGAAGGTTTGACTCCTTCACTGACCTCCATCGTGCCTTCCAAGGGCTAGCAGCCTTATACGCTGTCTGCTACTGCACAACAGGTTTACTGTAATCCTGTGGAAGATAAAACAGTCAAGTTTCGCTGCTGTCGGTGTTGGTGGGAAACACAGATCGACAAGACTAGGACGCCGTTCGAATCGGAGCAGCAGCACTCGCGGGGGTGATGTAGTGGTAGCCTCTCTCGTTGCCAACGAGATCGTTCGGGTTCGATTCCCGATCCCCGCTCCAATTTGCCCTATTAGCCCAACTGGTAGAGGTGTCGGTCTTAGAAACCGAAGGTTGTAAGTTCGAATCTTACATAGGGCACCAGTTTCGTCGGAATAGCTCAGTTGGTAGAGCAGTGGTCTCATACGCCGCGCGTCGCAAGTTCGATCCTTGCTTCCGACACCATGCTGTCTTAGTGTAATTGGTAAGCACCCGAGTTTGTGGAGCTCGGAGTTCAGGTTCGAGTCCTGAAGGCAGTGCCATATAAATAACTTTACGATCCTAGAGCATGATGGCTATGCAGGCGTCTCTAAAACGCTGAATGTGGGTTCAAGTCCCACTAGGGTCACCAATACTGAATGAGGTCATACAATGAAAGCATACTTCCTCTAGGTTTTCCATCCTCCATAAAGTTTCCTTATCTGCGAACTCTATCTTCAACATTATCATAAGGAAATTCAAATGTCAGTAGAACTCAAAATCAAGTCAAAGCATCTCGCTCTTGAACCTGCTATCATCCGCAAGGAAGAGCAGAAACTCAGTAAGCAGATTACTCACTACAAATCATATCATCAGATGACTGTTGATTATGATACATTCTCGATGTCTAAGCAACATCCTGATCTCTATAATCTCTATCTGAAACGTGGTAGTTTGATTTCCCATCGCAAGTGGAATGTTCGTAACGAAGCTCGTGCAACATATCTTGCTCGTGCTTATCTCAAAGGTATGCCATACAAAGCCGTTGAACCAAATAGTGACGGAAAGTTATGGTCTCCCGTTATGGATAGCTTGATTCGTATGATCATGAAGTATGGTAAAACATACTACAGACCAGATCGCGAATTAGACGAGAACGGTCACAGATCCATAGTCGTAAAGACTGCGGAAAAGAAAGCTGAGGAAGATATCCTTGCTTGGTTGAATAAAGAATAACTGGTTCAGGTGGGCTGCAGAGACGGTGGTTCTGCGACGGACTGTAAATCCGTTCCTTAATGGTAACACTGGGGGTTCGAATCCCTCCCCACCTACCAGATTGCTTCGGTAGCTCAGTTGGTAGAGCACGAGATTGAAGATCTTGGTGTCAGTGGTTCGATCCCATTCCGAAGCACCATATTGGAGGGTTGGCTGAGTGGTCGAAAGCAGCGGTTTGCTAAATCGTCCTACCGAAAGGTAGCATAGGTTCGAATCCTATACCCTCCGCCACTTATAAATAGACTACGCATGATCTGATTGACTTCGCTATGATGTTGATGACATAAAATCGTCCACACATAGGGAGGTCAAATGAACAAGTTTCTAGCTGCTGCGGCGGCTCTATTTGCGTTTGTCGGCGTAGCGAAAGCGCAATCCACAGATTACTCACTGAGCGCCAGCGGTTGGACGAATGGTCCCGCAGGCACAGCAACATACACTGGAACACAGACTATCAACGCTGGTGGAATCAACTGGGCGATTAGCCCATACACGGGTTCTACAATGGTTGGTCTTGTTCCGACAGATAACGCAGCCAATTTCAATGCAATGACGTCTGCGCTTGGTATGAGCGCGGCGTCATCTTCTGCGCTTGCTGCTGAAATTGCTGCTCAGAATCCATCAGGCGGTGGATCTATTACCAACGGCGCTTGGATTAGCAAAGACTTCACGTTCGCGGCTCCCACTACATTCTCGATGTATTGGGTCTATACATCTGTTGACTATGTTCCATTTAACGATGGTTCGATTACGACATTCGTAAACACTGGCGACGCTGCAACTCTCGGTAAGATCAACGGTCTGTTGAAGCAATACATTCTTCTTGGTGCTACGAATCCAGGAACAGGTAACTATTCAACAGGATCGTATGGTTCGACTGGTTGGCAGATCGTCAACTATGAAGCTGTGAGTGCAGGAACGTATAAGCTAGGTTTCGCTTCATTCAATCAGGGTGACACAGCACTATCACCTGTTCTGTATGTGAACGATGGAATCGGAACCATAACAAAGAATGGAACTGCATTCGGCGCTGTTGCTCCTAACGATCCTAACATGCCGTCGTCTCCATCTGTTACTCCTCCTGCTGGTCCAACAGTTGTAAGCACAGCTCCAACAGATCCGACAGTTTCTTCGAGCACAGCATATGGAGCTCCAGTAAATTCTAATCTTGTTCTTGTAGCAAGCACGAATACTGGATCACTGTTCAATGTAACAAAGACAACAACTCATATCATTGGAACGCCATATACGATCACAACAGTAACTACGCCACAAGTGATTCAGACATGGAGCGACAATACGACAACAACGATTGCTGATCCAAATAACTCTGCGACTACAACTACTCAGACAGGAACAGCATATCAGACTGGTGCTTCAACTTCTGATACGAAATCTGCTTCGTCAGTAGGCGCACAGAACGCAATCAAATATACAAATATGAATCTGTTCCTGACAGATCCACTCGCACACAACGATGGTGTGTGGGGTGCTCCAATCGGAAGCAAAGGCGGGAAGTTCTCGTCTGGCGGTGGAGCGATGGGATATCAGAATACAGTTGACGGAAACACATATGGTTTCGCGTTTAGCTATACTGAAGGATCGTCGAAGGATCTAGGATCTAAGACAAACTCAGACACAACAGCTGGTAATGCTTATATCCTAAGCCGTCAACCATATGCTTGGTTCAAGGCGAGCGTAGGATATAGCTCAAGCAATCATCAGACAAACGTTGCGATTCCTGAGTTCAATTTGATGAGCAACTCTAAAGTTCGTCAGAACAATGTCTATGGTGACGTGGGCGTATATTCACCCGTGACGTTCAGTGGATTCCGTCCACTGGCTGGCGTTCTGTTCAACACATGGAGCATCAACGGAAGTGAAACAGGTTCACCTCTGCTCGCGAGCGCGCCCGCGAATGGTAGTAAGTCAAAGGCGAGTCCATACGTTGGCGCTCGTTATGAAGTAGGCAAAAAGACAGCAATCGAAACTAAGATCATAACAAACACAGAACAGAAGACGATTATAAGTAATAAGGTCACTGTGGCTGAAGAGATCGTAGAAGGCGTGTCTGTGACCGCTACATTAGGATTTGACAAAGGTATAGAACAGAAGTATAATAATGTGTATGGTCTAATAGGCTTGAAGTGGACTTTCTAATATATCAGTGAAGTGTTACGGTAGCACATCGGTCTCCAAAACCGAGAGCGTGGGTTCGACTCCTACCACTGGTGCCATTATAGGTGTATCATGCTAGAATGTTTAATTCTTGGTGATAGTATCGCAGTCGGGATTGGAACATATCGTCCCGACTGCGCAGTTATTGCTAAGGTTGGTATTACAAGTCAGAATTGGTTGAAATCCTACCAGAGTCATCCTACATTTAACAAACCATATAAAGTCGTTGCGATCAGTTTAGGTTCCAACGATCATAGAAATACGACTGCAGAAAGTCTATACGACATTCGCAGTAAGATCAAAGCAGATATGGTTGTGTGGGTGATGCCGAGTCGAGCTTTGAAACCAGTTCAGCGTGTGATAATCAAAGAAATCGCTAATGAATTTAGAGACAAGATATTAGAAATCAATAAGATGTCATACGACGGAATCCACCCTACTGGACAAGGATACATCGAACTTGGTAAGTCGATCAACAATCTCAGCAACAGGTAGGATCTCGTTTACTTCAGAAATTCCTTTACCGACGAACAGATGACCACCAAGTCCTTCTGTTCCTAACTTCAAGCTATTAGAATGATTAGAGTTGTCTTCACCTTCAAACTTCTTGAACACGAACGCATTTTGAACTATCCCCTCGCATTCTAGCTTTTCTAGTTTTCTTTTGTTGTCGGCTATAATCTGCAGTTTAGAGTTTTTTGCGACCTTACTTTCTTCAGAAAGAGCAAACAGCGTCCCTATTCCTACCGCTGTGCATCCTAAAGTCAAATAGTTCCTAACTTCTTCTGCTGTGGATATGCCACCAGAAGGAATGATAGCTTTATTTGGATATCTACTTACAGCAAGCGCAGATAAACCCATCAATGAGACTGAGTCACCATACGTTATGTTGCTTACCTTTCCTGCTCCTTCTGATCCTTTTATCAGGAAACCATCCATGATAGGTTCTGTTATTTTGAATCTATGCAGAGAGTCGTTCGGAAACGAAATGCTCTTCACTATGATCTTCAAACCTAAACTCTGAATATCTTTTATTTTCTTTATATAATCCTGATCTTCATTTCTGTTATAATGAGAATCTAATCTACTCATAATGATCATTTCTATATGCGTAACATTATAGCTTTTGAATAAAGCATACAGAAAATTATAGTGATCGAACAACTGACGTTCTGTTAAGCTGATCAGAAGATTGTTTGATCCAGAAGAATATGAAATTCGTGAAACGTCTTTCACTAGATCAACTTTTAGAAACGTTTTGCCTCTATTTCTCATATAATTGGGTAATGATAAACTAGGCATTGCTCCAGCTTTACTGACAGCAATTGCTAAATTCGCATCGGACACGCCATTCATCGCCAAGCAAACGATTGGATGTTTCGTTCCGAAAAAGTCACCGTGATGTAACATAGAACTATATAGCAATGATGAAAAACATGATTCTTGATGAAGTGCGCGAATTCATTCGTAATACTTCGGATAACACCTGTATCTATATCGGAGCCGACAGTGAAAGATATTGTGGCAAAGATAATCTGTGGTATGCTGACTACACTCTCGCAGTCGTGATCCACTACGAAGGATCGAAAGGCTGTAAAGTTTTTGGTCGCTGCGAAACAGAGCGCGACTACGATCAGCGCATGGATCGTCCTGCTTATCGCCTAATGAACGAGGTGTATAAAGTTGCCCAGCTTTACATGGATCTCATCGAATCCATTGGTGATCGTCATTGCGAAGTTCATCTGGATATTAATCCTGATATCATTCACGGTAGCAGTTGTGTGGTTCAGCAAGCGGTCGGCTACATTCGTGGGACATGCAATGTGGTGCCTAGGGTTAAACCTGATGCTTTTGCTGCTAGTTATGCTGCTGATAGGCTAAAAGAAATTCTTGTAGCTTGATGGATGTTCTTATCTTCTCAGACTTCTTTGATGGATTTATCAAGAACGCATCTTCACTGCGACTAGCCAATGAATTGAGAAAAGATGGATTTGTGATCAGACAGATCCATCACTTCATTCATTTCACCGACGAAGAACTAGAACAGATCATAGACGACTTTGCTTCTAAACAGGGCAAAGTCGTTTGCATTAGCACGTCTTTCCTCGCGCGAGACGATAACGAAAACTATATCAAGCCACCAGGCTGGGGGAAAACGAAAGACGGAGTCGATATCTTCAAGAAGATTCTCTATGTCGTCCTTTGTGCTAAGAAGAAGCATAATCTCAAAGTGATGATTGGTGGGTGGGAAGTGGAGCCACGAAAGTTCCTGAACAAGGAATGGGGATTCCCCACACTCATGCCATTCGTCGATCACTTCATTATTGGTAGCGGCGCAAACACTATTAAGAAAGTTCTGAATGGTGAAACAATAGATAAGATTGCTCAGAGTGATCCTATCGAAGACTACAGCGATATATCGACGAATCCTACGAAAGAAGATGTAATCAATCCAAACGAAACTCTCTATTTCGAGATCGCGTCTGGTTGTGTGTTCAGCTGTCACTTCTGCAACTTCGGATCTCTGGGTAAAAAGAAGCATGAGTATATGCGCGACTACGATTCACTGAAACGTGAAATCGTGTCGAACTATGAGAACTTCGGAACTCGAATGTATAATCTGACGGATAACATCTCTAACGATTATATGGAAAAGATGCGTATGCTTGTTCGTATCAAAGATGAAACTGGCATCGACTTCAAATGGGCTGGATACGTTCGTCTCGATACTATCAAGAGCAAAGAACAAGCGGATCTCATTCGCGACTCTGGTATGATTGGTGCTATCATGGGTGTTGAATCGTTTACGCCTAGCGTTGGTCGATACATCGGTAAGATGACAGACGGTGAACGGCTCAAAGATACGCTCAGAATGTGTAGGGGATCGTGGGGAGAATCTGCTGTCGTTTCAGCAATGATGATCACTGGACTACCGACAGAAACAGACGAACAAGCTCGCGAGACGTTTGAGTTTTTCATTTCGAAAGAGGGACGACATCTCGTAGATACGTTCAAATACACCCTACTTGCCATCATGTTAGATAACGATAACAAAAACGATATCAACAAGAGCAGGAATCATCCGTTCAAAGATTACAAGATTCAGAACGACATTACTTGGCAAAGCCCTTGGACTGATTCTGTTCGTGCGAGAAACTTAGCCAATGAGTTCAATGATTATGCCAATCAAAAAACTTACATCACAGCCCATAACATGGCTATGATCGGCAATCTTGGATTCAGCCCAGAAAAAATTGTATTCATGGCAAGAAATGGAACGAAACATTGGGATTACGCCCATTTCGAAAAAACTAGGCAAAAGATTGAAGAATATAGAAGAAAAGTCTTGACAATCGTGTAATTTGGCCATATAATGAATATTGTTATGAGGGGTCAACTATGGCTATTCTTCCCGCCTACTACACTATGAACAACACTCGTAAGCGCAAGGCTCGTAAGCCAACTCAGTCTATGATTGAGTCTCAGCGCCTTACTCAAGAGCTTCTTGCTAAGGTTGGTTATCGTAAGCCATCCAAGACTACTAAGAAGTTCTCATACTCACTCACTGTAGACTCTAATGCTGCTCCGCTGTCTAATACCATTCCTGGCGGTGTAGCTGCAAAGCGTGATATCCGCACTGAGCACAAGTGGAAACGTGACTGTCAGGAAAAGCCTGAGACAGTTCGTGCTATTGAAGAGAAGGCTATGCGTGTCGCTCCTGCGTATAATAAGGGAGCTGTTCAATATATCACCGACCAAACTGATGCTAAGTATATCGGAAGGAAGATCTGATGTCGTGGAAGCCTTACATGATAAACGCCATTGACAATTACAGTGGCAGTTTTCTTATGGACTGTAAGTTCTCAGAAATACATACGATGCTGAAACGCAGCGATAACTTTGGACAGTTCTACGAATCAGTAGAAAAGTATCTTGCTAAGACTCTCGACGAGCTTGGAGATGAGCTTGATTGGGAAACAGAAAACGCCTTCGATGGGTTTCTGGAAAATCTAGACAACGCATACTATGAATATCTTGAAAATGAGGAAAGCAAAGATGTGGACTAAGAATGATCTGAGTGAACTGCTTCGCAATGGCAAGTTGGAAGTGTCTTTCATCAAGAAGGATGGGACTGGGCGTGTAATGAACTGCTCGCTTGAGGAAAGATATCTGCCTCCGATGATGGAAGACGCTGAAACAGTTACGAAGGATAATCCAGACGTGCTTTGTGTTTGGGATATAGATAATAACGGATGGCGTTCCTTCCGCTTGGATTCAATCATTTCTGTAAAGGTAGTCAATGACTAAATTGAACATCACAGGACTCAAGGCATCTTCTGAACAGATGGCGCCTGGTCCAGCCAACAACGGCACATATGAACACATCGGTTCTCAAGGCGGGACCGAACAAATGGTAGCAGGTCTTCGTCAGCGTATTCCTGCGAGCCTATTGAGTGATTTCAACATTATCTGTTCGCGCGTGCGTGATGAGAGTATTGATCCAAACAAGAAGAACATTTTGTGGCTTCATGACACTTGGGATGATCCTGAATCACAACATCTGAAAGATCCTAAGAGCTTAGAACGATTCGAGAAGCTCGTATTTGTATCTCACTATCAGCAATCGACTTACAATCTAGGTCTTAACGTCCCATACGATAAGGGCATCGTTCTACAGAATGCAATCGTTCCTATCGAAAAGCATGAGAAGCCTAAAGGGCGTATCAATCTAATCTATCATACAACGCCTCATCGTGGTCTAGAGCTTTTGGTTCCTGTCGTAGAGGCGCTAGCCAATCACGGTTTTGATTTTCATCTTGACGTCTATTCGTCGTTCAAGATCTATGGCTGGGAGCAGCGTGATCAGCCATATTTAGAATTGTTCGAACGAATCAAGCGCCATGGGCACATGACGTATCATGGATTCCAGCCAAACTCTGTGATCCGTGAAGCTCTTAAGAAGGCGCACGTGTATGCGTATCCTAGCATCTGGCCTGAAACGTCTGGCATTTCAGTCATCGAGGCTATGAGCGCTGGCTGCAATGTTGTTTGCCCGACTTTGGCTGCTCTTCCCGAAACATGTGCGAACTTTGGCATCATGTATCCATGGAACGAAAACAATAACAAGCATGCCAATATGTTTGCTGGCGTCTTGGCTATGGTCATCAAAGACTATTGGGCGGACTTCAATCAAGAACGCCTTGGCTATCAGAAAATGTATTTCGACAACTTCTATAGCTGGGACGTGAGAGCCAATCAATGGAAAGATTTCCTCGGTTCTATGGCTAGAAGGCCTTGACAACCACGACCGACTGTGGTATGATTAGTCATAGTGAAAGGAACAACTCATGGCTAAGAATCTGCTGAAGGCTGCTCCACCGAAGAAGCGTCGAGTCATCACTCCTCGTGGGCTCGACGCCAAGCATTTTGGCGAAGAGCCTTCATGGGACGATCAAGAGTTCCTGAATGAAGATGAGATAGAGTCTCGCGTCGGTAAGGCGCTGAACTGGTATAATTACTTCTTTGAGTCGAAGGATGGTCGTCGATATCTGACAGAATACATGACCGAGCAGGGTATGTCCAAAGCTGCGGTCTCTATGATTGGTCGTATCACTGACGTCAAGCTCAATCAAACGATGTGTAATGTTGCGCGCATGCTCTCTATGGGTCTGCAGCACGAAAAGCTCCAGAACAAACTTGAAGCATATCTCGTCAAGACTGTCGAGCAAGGCGTTGAGGTCGAGAAAGCAGAAAAGGCTGCACTTGCAGCGAAGCTCAACATTCCGACATTCGACAAGAATCCTGCTGGCGATATCATTGCTGACATTGAGCACATGATCGACAACGAAGAATCATTCGAAGGGTTCTATTCGTATCTCAAGGACACGAAGCAAGTCAAGCCAGCACAGGCTAAGGCGATTGCAGAATACTATCGTCCTTGGTTGGAAGAGCTTCAGGAAGTAGAAAAGACCAAGGACGCTGACCTCAAGTATGCGTTCCGTCATCTGAACAAGAAGCAGCTCAAGGAACGTATCGCTCTGTTCTCTGGTATCATCAGTGACTGCGAAGCTCTTGTGTCTAACAATCGTAAGTCGGTTGTGCGCAAGCCTCGTAAGACGAAACCTAAGTCTGCTGATAAGATCGTATCGAAGATCAAGTTCCAGAAGGAAGATACGAATCTCAAGATCGTTTCTATTGATCCCAGCAAGATCGTTGGCTCAAAAGAACTCTGGGTGTTCAACACTAAATACAATATCCTCACTCACTATGTTTCCGACGAAGGGCTTAGTGTAAAAGGAACGACTCTGCAAAACGTAGCAGAGAGTTCAAAGCAGAAGAAGCTGCGTAAGCCAGCAGACATTCTTCCTAGCATCACGGGAAGCACATCTAAAGCTGCAGAACGTGCATTCAACGGTCTCAAGACCAAAGAAGCTCAACCTAATGGACGCATCAATGAGTTCACCGTCATCCTCAGGGCAATCAAATAACAACGTCGTGATGTTCCCTAAAAAGAACTCTAGACTCATCTTATCAGAAGATGATGAAGTTGCTCGTGAAGCCACAAAGCGCGCATACGTCGATGAAGTCGTCGAAGCCTACGCTGCACATATTGCCAACAAGTTGGCGCAGCAAGGCTTTGACGTATTCAATAAACAGTTCGATAAGCACTATGGCTTTACAGTAGAAGCCTTGCGCTCAACGTTGCTCATGACTATGGGCTTGAATCATCCGTTCCAAGAAGTCGTAGAGCATACTGTCAAGACATTGGCGGAAGCTGATAACGACGACGATGAGTTCGATCCTGCTTGACAATTACGCATGAATGATATATGATATCATCATGCAATGGAGTTCGTTATGATTCTCGTGGATTTCAGCCAAGTTATGATCTCAAACATCATGATGCAATTGGCTAACAATGAAAGCAAGCTCGACGAAGATATGGTTCGCCACATGGTTCTGTCGAGTTTGCGTCTATACAAACGCAAGTTCGGCGCTGAGTATGGTGAGCTGGTTATCTGTGCTGACGGACCGTCATACTGGCGTCGTCAGGTCTTTCCTCATTACAAAGCTGGTCGTAAGAAGTCACGCGATAAGTCGGGTCATGACTGGTCATTGATTTTTGATTCACTTCACAAGATTCGTGAAGAGATTGTTGATAATATGCCGTATCCTGTTTTGCGCTTTGAAGGCGCAGAAGCTGATGATATCATCGGTGCGTTGTGTCATGCTCACGGTCAGCATGGCGTAGTTACTCAGAAGATTCTTATTGTGTCTGGAGACAAAGACTTCGCCCAGCTGCAGAAGTATGATAATGTTAATCAGTTCTCACCTATCGCTAAGAAGTTCATCACGCCTGATGTGAATCCAGAGCGTTTCAAGCAGTATCACATTTTGCAAGGCGACAGCGGTGACGGCGTTCCTAACTTCTTGTCTGCTGACGACACATTCGTTTCTGGCGGTCGACAGAAGCCGCTTCCTAAGAAGAAGCTGGAAGAGTGGACGCTCATGCAACCCGAAGACTACTGTCAGGGTGAAATGCTACGCAACTATCATCGTAACAAGATGATGGTTGATCTTGACTGCATTCCTGATGACCTTCAGAAACAGATCGTTGAAACTTATGCTACATATAATCGTAATCCCCGCAGCAAGATCTTCAACTATTTCATCGAACATCGTCTGCGTCAGCTGACGGAAGCTATCTCGGAGTTTTGATATGACACCAATTCAATGCTTGCAACTTATCCTAACCTTGGTCGTGACTGGCGTTTGCACTGCTGTTTTCGGTATTGTGTTTCGAAGTGAGATTGCGACTAACAAATGGCTTATGTGGGCTGGTCGTTCGCTTCTGGCGTTTCATGCTATTGCGCTTCCTGTTGTCATGATCCTTTTGATCTGGAGCGTCTAATGACTCATTACCGCGAATCATGGATTGATCTTCACTTTGGTAAGACGATGATTGCCATAATTGGTGTAATCATGCTATTGGGTTATATGATTGTTGCATCACAATCAGAACGTGCGACATTTCATTACAAGCAATGCTTGGATGATGGTAAGAAAGAGTATGAGTGCTACGCCATTGTTTACAATGGAGGTCGTCGATGAACCGTCGTGGTGTTCTTGGTATGCTTGGTATCGGCGCAGCTGCTGGTCCTTCTCTCGTGAAACAATATGCTGCTGATGCTGTGCCTTCGACTGGCGGTTATAACTTTGCTGATAAAGCCGAACTGGTTCAATGGAATCCTGTCGAGGCGCTGGCGGAAGCAAAAAAAGATTATGAAGCCATTACGTTAGATCCAGAAGCATGGATTGCAGATTTTGTTTCGCGCGAATGGAGAGAGTATATGGATGGATATACTTCACATCGTATAGAAACGATCGATCCAGATATTCGTAACATGAAGTCTTTGTCGGAATCAGCTAAGATGCGAATGTATTTTGAACGTAAGGCTAAACGCAAGCAAGCGCAATATGCTGAATCAGCTTTAGGCAGAGTTCAAGAGTGGATGAAGAAGGTAGGAACGTGATTATCGTTCCAGACTTAGACTATCACAACAGGGAGTATGACAGAATTATGATTGATCTAGAAAAGTATGCCACGTTCGTTCGCGCTGTTACCAGCGAGCAGAGCAAGAATGTTGAGAAGTTCTACGATAGTCTGATGGACGTTCACATGCGCGCGAACGCTCCGCTCCTTCTGACTGCTATGATCGGTCTGACAAGCGAAGCTGGTGAAGCTCAGGAAATCGTCAAGAAGTGTTTGTTCCAAGGTAAGCCATTCACTCCTGAAACGGAAGAGCATCTCAAGAAAGAACTTGGCGATGTGATTTGGTATTGGATCAACGCATGTAACGCTCTTGATCTTGATCCGAACGAAGTGATTGCTGCGAATGTAGCAAAGCTCGAAGCTCGTTATCCTGGCGGAACGTTTGATCCGTTCTATTCCAACAATCGTAAAGAAGGCGATATCTAATGTCCAAGCTCGTAGTAGTCGATGTTCTTTCGTCGTTTCGTATGCGTTATGTCGTGCGAGCAAAGAACGCAGAAGACGCGCTCGACGAAGTTGTAATGCGCGAAACTGATACGACGTTCAAAGAGTTCAGTCAGAAGCACATTGATCCTACTGGTATCATCGACTATCGCGAGATTTCAGAAGAAGAGTATCTGAAGATGTTTGATCAGGATAATGATTATCTCGCTAGTTGGACTGAAGAGCAGAAAAAATCGTTTATAAATGTTATTGACTACTACGAACCTAAGGAGATGAGTGACGATGGCGCTTGATACTAGTAAATGTATGGCAAACCTGATTGCCAAGATTGAAGCACAGACAACCAAGGAACGTCAAGTTGACTTCCTGAAGCTGTATAGCTCTTATGCGCTGAAGGCGGTCCTTGGTTATGGTATGGATCCAGGCGTGAAGTGGTTGCTTCCTGCTGGTGATCCACCATATCGTCCTCTGTTCGACGCAGCTGATCAAGAAGGTCGTTTCTACGTTGAATGCAAGAAGCTGATCTACTTTGTAGATAGCCCTGAAGGGCGTGAAGTAAATCCGCTCAAGCGCGAACAGCTGTTCATTCAGGTTCTTGAATCTGTTGATCCTCGTGACGCCAAACTGCTTCTTCGCATGAAGAACCGTCAGATCAAAATTATGCCAGAAGCAATCGCGGAAGCATTCCCTAATCTATGGGAAGCATGGGGTCGACAAGTAGCAACTCCAATCACTCCGCCAGCTCCAATCGTGCAGGAGGTTGATGTTGACAACTCAACCTTTCTCGAGTATAATGAAACTCAAGTTCCTGTCAAGCGTGGCAGGGGTCGCCCGAAAGGTTCTACGAAGAAGGCTGTAGCATGAACACTGCGTTTATCATTGGCAACGGAACAAGCCGTAAAGGCTTTGAATTGACTAAACTCAAACCATATGGAACAATCTATGGATGTAATGCGCTTTATCGTGATTACTTTGATAACTCTATTCCTGACTTCCTCGTTGCTATTGATGACGGTATTATTACAGAAATAGAAGGAAGCGACTTCCCCTCTAAGCGTTTCATCGTTCCGCCTATGGACGAACGTTGGGAACCAGCTGAGTGTAACATTGGACGTCCTCGTAGCAACGCTGGTATCAATGCCATGCGCGAAGCTATCAAGATGGAATACAATCAGCTGATCTGTCTTGGTTTTGACTTTCTGATTCAGGACGACAAGCAGCTTCTTTCTAACGTGTATGACGGAACTCCAAACTACGGTCCTTCCACACGTGCGAGCGCAGCTGACAATCCTGGTCGTGTGAACTATCTGCAATGGTTGGTTCGTAAGAATCCAGAAGTTGACTTCATTTTTATTTTCCCTAGTATCGAAAATGTGACTAAGATTTATGGGGAAAATGTGTTTTATAACACTTATGAAAATCTCCAAAAGCATACATAGAGACGAGGTTTTCATAGGAGGGTATTATGGTAAAAAAGATCTATCTAGAACATTCTAATCGCAACAAGATTGACCACGTTTTGGGTAAGTTCCTCGATCATGACTGCTATGATCTGGTTCTTACTGAAGACGCAGACGTTTATGAACCGCTCACTCCTCTTCAGATTATGATGGGTGAAGAGCATTCTGAAAAGAACATTCTGTGTAAGTTCCGCAAAGGCGTGTTCTCGAAAGAAATGACAGACGCAGCTTATACTGCTCTGCGCTCTGGCGCTGTTATGTCTGACAATCGTGGTATTGCAGCAGGCATGGATCGTGAAACTGAATTCCAACAGCTTCCTGATGGTCTTGGTTCTCGTCGTTGGGTTACAGAACGTCAGAAAGCAGTTCTTGAATATATGATGGCTCTTTCTCCTCCAGACGTTATCACTGGAGAGGATCAGTTGCAGTATATCTACGATTCTAATCCAAACGTTCCGCTCAAGAATAGAGGCACTGGTAAAGACGTTTGGCATATCAAAGAGCGTATCAAGAGTGGTGCCATCTGGATCGTAGAAAAGACTAAGAACTTCAACTTCGAAGACTGGTATGAATCCGTCAAGGATAAGAATCCTCAAGAACGTAAGATGGCTGCTGAACATGTGTTCAACGATCTAGTATCAGATACAACTTATGCCAACGGTGTTCGTTCTGGTGTCGGTGGATTCATGGATCGTTATCCGCGTATTCCGTTCTGTCGCGAAACTGGTTGGACTGCTAGCAATCATCAGCTCTATGAGGGTGCTATTCCTCTGTTCGAAGCAGCTGCTAAAGTCTATGAAGAAAACTTGCCAGTTCGTTTCGCTGGTCAGATGGAAGCTATGAACAAACTTGGTCCTGATTGGCAGATTGGTAAGACTCCTTACACAACACTGACTATCAATCGCGACTTCCGCACAGCAGCGCATCGTGACGTTGGTGACCTCTGTGAGTCATGGGAAACGCATGAAAATCCTAGAGGTTTCAGCAATCTTCTCGTTTTGGATAACGGCAAAGACTATGATGGTTTCTATCTGTGCTTCCCTGAGTTCCGCGTAGCAGCTGATATTCGTGCAGGGGATATGATCATGATGAATGCTCATCGTATCCATAGCAACTCTCCTGCCTTCAACTACGAAGAAGGTTTCGAGCGTATGTCAGTCGTGATGTATTTCCGTGAGTCTATGCTTGAATGCGGCTCTAAGAAGTATGAAGAAGCTCGTAAGAACTTCGTTTACATGCGCAGAAACAACAAAGAGCATGAGCTATGGCATGAAGGTTGGAATGGCGTCTCTCCAGGAATGTGGGACGGTGAAGAGTGGGGTCGTTATCTAGGTAACAACGGCTTGCTTGATGAAGCTGAAGAAGTTTTGGGTAAGCTGGGTCTTGGCAATGAAAACAGCACTCTTGTGTGAGCAGTGGAAACTTCCGTTCAATATCGAACTCAAAAACGAAAGTGACTCAGACTTACATTCTAGATCATACATTCATTATGTTTCTCAACATCTACCTCTAGTTGCTGCTAAGTGCTGGGCAACTAAGTGGATGTTGGAAGGAGTTCTCGACGCCAGCGAACGTTATAATGTTCGTGAGTATTTCGCTGGCGTTGGGATCATGAGCACGATCATTCGTGGTCTATACAATGTTGATCGCCATGTAGCTAGTGAAATTGATCAAGATTGCGTCAAGCAGCTTTCTTCTATGGGTCTTGAATCTAGACTCGAAGACGCAAAGGAAGCTATGCTGCTTGACGACAATAGTGACATGAAGTTCTTAGACCTTCCTAACTCCAGCGTTCTACAGATCACTACGAAATGGAACGATTGTTTCAACAAAGCGTTTCAATCAAAGCCAAAACTAGTCGCGTGGACTGACACATCCGTCACTTATCCTATCGCTGTTCATGGCGAAAAGTATTCCAAGATCTTCGGTGAGCAACTCACAGACAAGTATGATTATGTGAAGGCTTACTCAAAGTGGTTGTATTCTAATCATAGATATAGTATAATCAAAGCTGCATTTAGAGCTAAGAACGCAGTCTATTTCGTAGCCGTTCCTGGGCTACATGAAACTGAGTTCAAGCATTTTGATCTAGCAACTACAGCTAATGGTTTCTATTTCTTAGAAAAGGATACTGGTCCTCTTGACGCATTCACCTGATAAAATAGGTCGCTGGTCAGACCTAACCAATCAACCTGAAGTCAGTGATCTGCAAGCTGGTTTTGATTTCAGAAGCCCAATATACCGAAGAGAAGTTTTCCTTCGTTTCTATGAATACCATTTGAAGTATCGTTCGCATCCTGGTGCTGTTTACTTTGCGTTCCCGTGGTTATCGAATCACATGAACATGAACGAAGAAGATAAGCTCTGGATTGCTTTCATCAATGGTTGCTCGCAGAATATCGTCACGAGCTATTTCATATTCAAGAAGTTCCCATCGGTCAAAGATCTCAATGTAGATGAGCTAGATTCTTGGTGGAATGATAATCACCAGAAGTTCAAAGCAGGTTCTGGTTGGGATACTGATCGTAAGTATTTCAAGATAGGCAAGACTGGTTTTCCTCAATGCGTTGCATCCTATAAGAAAGTCGTAGATACATACGGCTCACAGAAAGCATTGTATGATTCTATCTGTAATACGACTGATAAATATCAGAACTTCCGCAACGCATGGTCATTCGTTCGCAACAACTTCATGTCGTTTGGTCGCTTATCAGCTTTCTCATATCTAGAGTATCTGAGAATACAGGGCGTCAATATCGACTGCGACAATCTCTTCCTAGATGATATCAGTGGTTCGCGCTCGCACAGGAACGGTCTATGTAAAGTTCTTGGGCGTGATGATCTAGACTGGTGGAAGGATGACGTAAAGTATTCTCCAGACATCTTAGAGTGGTTGAAGGAAGAAGGTAGAATTCTTCTAGCAGAAGCAGCTGCTCGCATTGATCACCCAGACGTGAGCTACTTCACACTAGAATCAACCCTCTGCTGCTACAAGTCTTGGCATAGACCAGATCGTAGATATCCAAACGTCTATATGGATATGTTCTATAACAGAATCAAATATGCAGAATCAGAATGGGGTAATCAGTTCCAGCTGTTCTGGGACATGAGAAAAGAGTGTCTACCTGAACATCTACGACTAGAGCATAATCCAGACGATCCTGGTTTATCTAAAGTGAAACAGAATCACTATAGACTAACAGGTGAAGTTATCATGATGGATAACGAGTGGAGCTGCTTCAAGAACGGTTTCAATAATTATGGACTGAGAGGATTCCTATGAAAGTGATTGCTATCGGTGGTGAGCCAGGATCTGGTAAGACTACTCTTATGTGGAAGCTAATCGAGAAGCTGAAACCAGAAGCTAAGTTCAATGAGTTCAAGCTGGTTCCTTATCATCAGAAAGACAACGTTTATGTTCTAGGCAAATATGAAGAAGGTGAAACGTTTGCTGGCACAGATCGTATGAGTATGTCTGTTCAGCCAGAGGCTATCAAGTTCTTGGCTACATTGCCTAATGATGCCATCGTAATTTACGAAGGCGACAGACTGTTCACCTCATCTTTCCTAGAACACTGCAACGAAAAGTATGACCTGAGCATTATTTACTTGCGAACGACGAAGAATGAGCGTAATATAAGATATGCTAAGAGGGGCAGCAACCAGAATGAAACATGGCTTGCTGGGCGCGAAAGCAAGGTCAACAACATCATGACAAATATGGTTCTCATGTTTCTTACAGAAAAGTTTGATCACATGACTCCAGAAGATACAACCTTGATTGTTGATCATATCACTAAGCAGATCTAAGAAAGGAAAGTAAATGGATTGGATGTCATACGGTATCAACATTGTGGTTGCAGCATCGAGCTGGTTCGTCGGTATTATGATTGCGCGTTTCGTTTTGCGCAAATACTTTGGCGTCAACCCTGATGGTCCCGAAATGGTAGGCGGTGGTGTGACGACTGACGATGTTCTTGCTATTGATAAGTCAGACATGCCATACATTCCAGTCAAGGTTTCGCAAGAGCATGGTCTTTACTATGCTTGGTTCACGAACAACGATAAGTTCATCGGACAAGCTGAAAAGATGGAAGAGATCGAAATCATGACCTATCGTCATCTGCTAAAACTGGTCAACCTGCGTTTGGAATTCAAACAGGACAAGGAAGAAGTTGTAAGTGAATAAGAAAGTCGCGATCATCACAGGCGCAACTAGCTGGATGGCGCTTGCTACGCATTACAAGCTGACAGAACAGGGTTGGATCACGGTTCTTTGTTCGCACGAAGAAATGGACGTTGATAATCCTGACGCTGTCAATGAATACTTCGATAGAATGATCAAGCATTATGGTCAAATCCATGCAGTAGTGAACATCGCTGGAAAATCTTTGAACAAGCTGTTTCATGAAACTACGCCAGAAGAGTTCGATAAAATTCTTGGTGTTAATTTTCGTGGAGTAGTGAACACGACTCGCGCTGTTCTTCCTCACTTCATGGAATCATACGAAGGCAATATCGTATCTATCGTATCAAAAGGCGCTTACACTGGATTCCCACAAAAGAGCGCATACTGCAGTGCTAAGGCTGCAACGAATGTATTCATGAAGGTAATCGCGCAAGAGTATGGTCGGTGGAACATTCGTGCAAACACGATCCTTCCTGGCTACACCAAAAACAAGCGAAACTCAAAGTCAAATCCTTCTCATACTAATCCATCGCCATTAGGTCGTATCACCTATCCAGAAGATGTTGGCAAAGCTGTTGGATTTTTGTTATCAGACGAAGCATCGCATGTCACTGGATCTTGTCTTGATATTTCCGGCGGCTGCGCATTACACTAGGAGAATCAAATGACTGAAAAGTATATGAAGCTGTGGGCTACGCCTATTGCTATCTTCAATCATCCAGACGCTGAAGCCATCAACGCGGAACTCATGTCAACCGAGCAGGTCCAGAAGTTGCGTGGCATGAACTACATGAGCAAGAAGAACGCATGGGATCTCGTTGACGAAATTCCTGCTATGAAGGAACTGCATAGATGGAAGCTGGAATGCGCAGCCAAGTATGCGTCCAAGTGTTTCAACGTAGAATACACTGCAGATCACTTTTTCCATACGCAAGGTTCGATCAACTTCCGTGGTAAAGACGAGGAAGCGCCGCTTCATACTCATCGACTGACTACGATCGTGACGACATACTATGTGGAC